GAAGTGATTAAATTATATCAGGATTTCTTTAAACAATCTACACAAAAGGAAATATTTCATCATACTCTCCAACTAGATTTTTATCCCTAAGTAACTTATTATAGTAAAGTGCTGCCCGAACATTGAATGGGCATTTCTTTAATACTACAGAACTATCTTTAGAATCATATTTCTCAAGATCAGATACCTTGGCGGGTTTAGCAATGTCATCATAATGCAATCCACAGAACCATTTAAACTTATCTTCAATATATTCTTGAGTAGATTGTTCACCTTCCGTCAACATTATTTTAAATACTTCTTTAAACAATGCCTTAACTTTAACTGGAGTAGTTGATTTAATGGCTTCTACACCCATCATCTTTAAAACTGGTTCTTTATACTGAACACCTTCAGAATTCAATATATATTGAATATATCTCTTCTTAGCAATAAAGATTGATTTCTTAGCAATACCCTCTCGCTTAACACTAATAAACGAATCTCTAGCATTCAGATTATCTGCTAGGGTTTTTTGAGTAGATTTAATGATTGGTGCAATTTTATCTTCATAGAATCGATCTAACAAGTTTACTTTAGATAAATCATCATTTTCTTCTGCCTTAGCCTTTTTAATGATGTCAGAGAAATTCAAATATAATGAGTCAGTATCACCAGCTATAGCCCTATCATTATTATCCTTTAGAATGGATCGTAAATATTTATTAATAGCAGCTTCAGAACTTCTATTAATAAATTGCCCAGTTAATGTTACCGACTCAGCTAATCTAACATCAAAGTACCTAAATGACCCAGTACCTAATGCGCCGTACAAAGAATTTAATGATAATTTAACGGCAGTCTGCCTAGCATCTAATACAACAATTTCATCATTTAACTGTTTGATTAAACTAAAATTGTGAGATGGAACACTCTGTAACTCTTTCTTTTTACTTAACATTAAAGATTTAATCGTATCTCTTTCAATTAAACCTTTAATTACTAACCTCGGTATAATTCCAAGTTCATTCTTTTTGAATAGATATCCAGTGGCAGTTAAATTCCAACCATCTGGTATTTCGGGAAAGTTCCCATTTAATAGAGACTGAACATTAACATTTGGAATATATTCACCTAATGTTTCTGGGGAAATATTAAACTGATAAATTGTATATGGATATAATGATTTAATATCTACAGACAATACCCAATCATATATTCCAGGAATAGTTTCCTTTACATATGCACCTTCAAATTCGGCATCAGAATGTGTATTATGTGGTGGAACACAAATATTTTCTTTTAGTAATTCTCCATAGATATAAGAATCCCAATAGGCAGTTACCCCAAGAGTTTCATCATAATTAACCCTACCCATATATGCCAAAGAATAAACTATATTAAAATACCCAAGTTTATCTTCCATACGCTTTACTAACAATGCATCATGAATACAATACTCAGTATGTAACTTTGGATTTTTATTATATAATTTCTTTAGATTTCCATATTCAGAATAATCAATCTTCTCTTCCCCAAGAACTGTTTGGGAAATAGTATTCAATTTCATATTCTCTTGTGGACCAAATACAGTTAAACCAAATTTCTGGAACACTTCTAAGTAATCTAGTAACTGAACCCCATATATGTTGATGTCACAATTTATTTTTCCAAATTTCTCAAATTGCCTTAGATAAACATTATTCCAAGGGGATAGTCTTTTAGCTGATTTCTCTCCAAGAACTTTTGAAATCCTATTATATAAATAAGGTAAGTCAAAATTATTGCTGGACCAACCAGAGAATATATCAAAATCTTCCTGCTTAAGGTAATTGAGAAATTCCTGCAATAATAATTTTTCATTTCCTGTGGATACTTGAATATATTCGATGGGATAAGTTACCCCATCAACTTCCATTGAATCTAATAATTTAAATTTGGATTGATCTTTAGGTAATATAGATGCACACCAAATAGTATTTCTACTAGAAACTACTGCAATAGTAACAACCTCAAACTCAGCTTTATGTGGTGCTGGAAATTCATTAATAGAATCGCTATGAACTTCAATATCCAAAAATGCAGACTTGACTATGTTCTTATCATAAGTAATATCAGTATTGTAAAATTTATGGGCAAATTGAATTGGATATCTTTTCATTCCATGAATTTCAAACCCATCAAAATCTTCATATTCCTTATAGAAATTATCACAATCCTTCATAGAATCAAATTCCAATTTCTTCATTGGAATTGAACCCACTAGACTTTTCCAATCAGAAGGTTCACCATTTGATTTAATAAAGGCTTCTGGTTTGAAGGATACTTCATCATGAAATCGAATACCATTCTTGTAACCACGATGAAGTATCTTGTTACCATACTTCTTTATGTCTGTGTAAAATATACTCATTTATTATTAACGCCGTGTATGTGAAGTAAACTTATAAGCCAATCAATCCATCTAAAATTTTATAATACACCAAATTGGATAAATTATCAAGAGTATCTTCAGCATCTAATGTCGTTAATTCTTTTAGATTGAAATTATAATAGATTAATCTGATTGATTTAAATTCTGGATCTAAACAGCCCATTATTAAGTCAATAACACGACCATATTTATTTGAGAATTTTGTAAGTTCAGCTAATTTGACATCAGCATTATTGGATTTAGAATAATCTGGACCATTTGGATCTCTATTAAAGGCAACTTCTGGAGAACACTTCAAATAGAATAGGTTTGAAACATTCCCCAAGTTTGGCGTAGTTGATATAACTGATTCATAATGATACTGAGTATTTAGATTATAATTATAAACAGCAGAACTTATTGTCGATCTACTTAGTAAAATAATAGCATCTGGATTTTCAGATTGATATTTAATTATTTCTTTGTATAACTCAATTCTAATAATTTGAATCATCATCAATTTGCTAATGTCATCATCCGATTGTTTTAATGCCGATCTCATATTCTCTGCAACCACAGATCCATCCAATCCAACACCATCGGAAAAGGATTTAACTTTAAATCCATTAGATCTCAATCTATCTTCTAAGGCATTGATTAATGAAGTTTTTCCGCACCCATCTATACCTTCAAATATATAAATCATTTATAACTACCTGAAAGTTTAACTAAATCTTCATTTGAAAGTTCTTGAATATTTTTCCATAACCCATTTATTTCAGTTATTTTAAATACCTGCACATTGTTATTTTTGGTCAATTCTAACATCTGTCGCATCTGCACCACATTATCCGAATATGCATACATTAAAGTTGCGAGAGCGCCAAGGCGATCAGCATTCTCTTTCAAAAATGGGGCTTTCAACAAATACATAGTAGATTCTTCTGGCTTGAATCGATACTGATGACAATCAAGCCAACTTATTGACCTTTGGGAATCGCAACAATCAGTCCAAAAATCTCCGTCAATTAGACTCCACTGAACTATCCTAGAAGTATCCTTTGCCCACTCTACTATCATATCATGATGTTTATGCTTAGCCATTATAATTCTTTCCTATTTTATATTTTTGAACAAATCTCACAGATCCATTTAGTCTATCTTCATAGGGAATTATAGTGATGGATGATTGACTTGCCATCTCACTTATCAATTCCTTATCAATAATTTCCAACAAACCCCATTCTTCTAATCTTGTTACAATAAGATTCCTTCTTAGTATATCATCTTTTTTATAATTTGCAAGCCTTCCATCCATTTCAAACAATTCAAAGAATAGCATTATTGCATACTGACCACGCTTATGTAGTATATGGCAACTCTGCCAGAGAGTTTTAACACCATCCTTTACCGTACAAATGCCTATTCTTTCAAGTGTTTCCCGAATTTTTGGGAAGTCATCAGGATCATTCAATTTAACTCTAACACCAAGCCCCTTAAACAAATCATCTTTACTTCTCATTTTTAATTCCTTTTATTTTTATTATTTGTTCATCTGTCAATAGTTTTTTTATTTCTTCAGCTTTTCTTTGGGATACATTATAATAGACTTGAATATATTCAAGATCATCCGATTTTTCTACTTTCAACCATTTATATTTTGTACCCTTTGATATTACATTTCTATAAAAATCAAATTGCCACTTAGATGGAATATTATAATTCTTATTGATTTCATTGGCATAGAATAATGTATTTTTCTCGTGGCTCAATGCAGTATCAATTATCCAAGAATTATAATCACCAGATATATCGGTCCAGTCAATATCAGACTTTTTTATTATAACATTAAGTATTTCAAATGGAGACATTTAATTCCATCCATCTAACATCATAAGTTCCGTTAGACATGCCGCAGTATTGATTTCTTGATTTGCTACCTGAGAAACATAAGATTGATACTTAGCTAATATTAGAACCAACTCTGGAATTGCACTTGGTTTTAGATTGTCATATGAAGTTTTATATAAAGAATCAAATAATGTAGCAGAATCAATATCATTATTCTCAATCAACCATTTTCTCATTTGAGTAAATTCTTTATTCTTTAAATGCCCAATTAATTCCTTAAATACAGTTTCTTCAAGTGTAATCAAAACTCCTGCATCAATCTTTCCGTTACCAGAATATCCTTGCAATGCATTAAGAACATTCCTAAAATCCGGAAACTTTTGAATAATCAACTCAACAATTGCAGATTCGACATATTCAACGCCTTCAACTTTTAGAATTTGAATACACCTCTTTAGAATTTGTCTGGCTATCTTTGGTCGTTCAGAAGCAGTGATTGAGAATTCCAACGAATCACACCTTGATTGAATCTGTGGAATGATCTTATGCTTATAATTTGCCGTTAGAATATGGGAACAATTTGATGAATACTCTTCCATAAATGCTCTCATAGCATTTTGAGTAGCTATTGGTATTGCATCAGCCTCTTCCCATATTATTGCCTTTTTGTTACCGGAAAATGATAGTGTTGATGCATGAGTCCTAACATTGTTTCTTAAAGAATCTATATTTGCATCCAGAGAAGCATTTATAGAAATATAATCTACTCCCAAATCTTCGCATATTGCCATTGCTAAAGTAGATTTACCACAACCTCCCGATGGATGTGCTAACAATAGATTTGGAAGGAATCCTTTATCAACTATACCTAAAGCTATTTCTTTGGTTTTTTCTGGTAAGATACAATCTTTAACTGTTCTTGGTCTATATTTTTGCGCCCAAATAAATTCATCATCCAAGTACCTCATATTAATTATTTAACCCCTCAAGAAAATTTTGATTGACGATCCGCTGAAATGTAGTATACTAATCCAATATTCTTATTTGTAAATTTTGAGATTAGTTTAGATGAAATATCAATCGTATAATCGCCATTAATTATAGTCAAATTGTTAGTATTGAATATTACATTGAATTTTAAATCTGGATTATAATTTGCCGGAAGTTCCGAAGAAAATGAATTAGAACCAGTATCAACGCTACGCAATTTAGTATCCTTAGATTCTAAAATAATTGTACCGTTATTATCTGGATTGTTTCTAATGATCATGGATTCAACCTTAAGAATCGATGCAGCCTTTAACACCGTTGACATATCTTCCGATTTCAAATCAAAAGAAATTTCAGCTTCTGGCATCTTTAAAGTTGATGGGCATTTTACTTGAAATACATTTGGATCACCATAGCCATATTTAATTTCTCGATTAGAATCCATATCTTTAATCAAAATATGATTATCATTAAAGATAATATCTGGGGATTTAAATAGTGATATGATGTTAATAAATTCACTCAAATTCTCAATAGCAAAATTTGGGAATTGTTCTGCGGCTGTGTAATAGGCAATCAATGATTTGGATAAATTGATTGTTTCTAATACGTTTCCTTCTTTAACATTTAAATTACTATTAATGGTGGAAAATGATTTCCACATATTAATAGTTTCTTGTGATAATTTCATTTAATAATTTCCTATGCTAATCAATTGAAATTGTTTGATGGTCTCTGATGAAAGAATCGAACTTTCGTCACATGCTCCCAAAGCATGTAGTCTACCATTAACCTAATCAGAGAATTTATTTGGTTGCGGGTATTCGATTTGCACGAATGATCTTCTGCTTATGAGACAGACGAGTTAACTACTTCTCCAACCCGCAATATTCTGGCTCCAAGGACTGGCTTCGAACCAGTAACCTCATCCTTAACAGGGATTTGCTCCACCAATTGAGCTACCTTGGAATATTTCTTTAATCTATTTATAATACTTCTAAAAGCATCCCATATTCACGTAATGCTTGAATATCTTCTGCGGATAACTCTGCATTTTTAAATTCTGCAAAATTTACCTTATGAACCTCAAATTCAATTTCCTTTGAAGTCATTTCCAACAATGTCGATTCAAATTCTTTTTTAGATTCTTCAGTAAATATTGGCTCGCCCGTTTCCGGTTCAAAATTACCAGAACTAAGTTTCATCATCAATTTGAATTTTTCCATCTCAAATTCTGAAACTACTTTAACTAATCTATTTAGATTCTTGTCGATTGCATATGACACTTTTGCAGGAAACTTAGTTCCACGAATTTCCAATAACGTTTTGTATAAATTTAAAGCATCTGATAATTTCATTAGTTTTTACCTTAATTGACAAAGGATGATTATACTATGATAATGTATCCTTTGTCAAGTGATTTGTTAATATTATCGAACAAATTCCCATGAACCATTTACACGTTTCCATTCTCCAACACCACTTACCGACTCAGTAGTAATTGATTGAGAAGCTACAATGGTATTAGTTTGGTGAACATTATTAGTTGCAACATTAGATGCTACTGGTTGAACTTCAACATCTTGTGGTTTATTGGCACTATTAACATCACGACACAAAGCAGCTTTGTTACCATGTTTAGATGCACACATAATTTCTAAACTTGCACCCAATTGACCGATAGATGCTAATGCTTTAGCTAATTCCAATTGTTCACAATTTTCATTGGTATAACTACCCGAAACACTAAATCCAACCCCAGGCATCATTCCAGCAGCACCAATTGTTTGTTGACATACTGCCGTAGGCATAGGTACGAACAATGCGGCTGAAGGTGTATTATGATGTGCCCGAGGTGTACTGAAATTTACACTTTGAGCATTGCCAGTATTATTTGCTTGTTGTGTTTGATTAGATGACCCCCCACTAGCATTTGCCGTAGAATTACCAGAATCCTGAACAGATTGACTTTGGGTTTGATCTGATGATCCACCTGAAGCATGACTATTACCAGAATCCATAATTCCTTGCTTTTGACCTTGACCCTGCATTTGACCTTGTAGCTGGCCTTGCATCTGATCTTGTGAAGATTTATTAATCACATCAACATGAGTATTAACTTTATTAATATTACTCACATCTGGATTTGCATTAACCACAATATTAGAACTTGATTGTGGACCATTGTTATTTCCATTACCACTAGCAAATGAACTAGAATTGATAAACAACATACCAACAACTGCCATTACAATAAATAACCCACTCATATTAGCTTTTTTCATACTTCAACTCTCCTTTTGATTAAAAATAAACTACTTCTTTGGATACAACAACAATAAAACTATTAAAATTCCTAAATACAACATATATAAATCTACCACATCAATCTACTACTAAAATTTGATTAGAACTGAACTTTTGCTCTGACTCCACAAAAGTTTTGATTGTTCCTGGTTTTGGATTCTGCCTAGCTTTTGGCAATACAGTTACAATTAAAACTCTGTAAGAATTCCAGTCAATTACTATTCCTTCTTCATATGATTTAGAATATACTAAATACTCACCTTTAGGTAAATCACCAATCTTCTTAGTGACTCGATCTAGTATTATATCCCAGTCATTTCTCTCCAAATCACTTCTACGAACCTTAGCTTGACTAGCAGCATGTGTAGAAATTCTAACTGGAATTTTATTATACACATTTTGTTTCAAGGCAGATTTTAAAGCATTCTGCCTTTCGACTTCCTTTTCGGTTTCTCTTTGAGAAACCCGTTCATCAGCTTCAGTTATAGATAACTTATTAGTTACCCATGCTATATAAGATTTTAAATCCACAAATCAGCCTTTTGGTGGTTTATAGTTATGTTCATCTTTGTAGTAAAAATAACTTACTACAGATTGAATCACCAAGTATCCACCGAACATTATTACTAATACATCAGTGATAAATTCTAAATCCATTTAAATTACCACACAAATGATAATTGATAAAACCACTGCAAAGTAACTAATGAATACTAATCCTCTTGTTGAAATCATTTTTATTTCTCCTTTAATTTTTAATGTATGATGCATTGTATATCAATTTAAAACATTTGTAAAGCAAATTTTAAGGAACTTTCTCAATTTGTTCATATCATCATCTGATGGAATAGAATCATCAAAGTATTCCTTAAATTTACTCAATATTGCAACATAGATAGCATGGTTAATATTTAATTCATCTGGATTCTGTAGTGCATTTAAATAGATTGTTATATAGCTAACGATCTCAATAGAAATTGATTGATACTCATCGAAACAATCATTCTCTTTACAACAAGTATTCATTGGATCAATATCAAATAACAACTTAGTTAATTCGATATCAATCTCAGTTTGTTGTTCTCTTGTTATCATTAAATTTACTCTCACGATTTAGTTTGTTTAAATACCGTTTACATCCAGCAATGTTTCCAATATACAGAACTTTATTGGTATTGTCAACAATATAATGAGAATCTTGCTGAAATCGTACTACGGAAAATCCAATATGAGATTCATAATTGTCATAAATTGAATTGATAATAGATGCAGATCTTCCTAATGGGATGACATTTAATTTTAGTGAATTAGCTAACTCTTTGATTTTTAATTCATTATGCTCCATTTAATTTTCCTTCAATACTGTAAAGTTATTTTTCATATCAACTTGAATTACATTATGGAATTTATCTGCCCATTCTGGCCTGTGACTAATTAACCACACATTAGAACCTTTCATCGAATCTCCAAAGATTATATTATTCAATAATGAGATACCTTCTGAATCTATAGATGAATCTAAGATTTCATCCATAATCAATAAATTTTGATTCAATGAATTCTTTTGTTTAACCAATTCACGCCATGCAAATATAATAGATAAATCTATTCTTAATTTCTGACCCTCAGAAAAGCTGCCATATGTAAATGCATCTCTATACCTGGATTTAATGGTTTCTTCAAACTGTTCATTGAATTCAAAGGATACAAAAAAATCTAATGTAGCAAGATACTTATTTATCAATGAATTTAAAATTGGAAGATACTTCCTTATAATGGAAGTCTTTATACCATCATCCCTGAGTAGTAACGCTACGTTATCCTGAACAATTCTTTCTTGTAATAGCAATTCTTTTTTATTTAATAATTTAAGAATCTCTTCGGCTTCTTCTTTCAGTGATTGTTTTTCTTTAATTAGCAATTCATTATTATCTTCTTTTAAATCATTGATCTGCTTATTAATTTCTCTTATAGTAGATTCATTTGATGATTTAATTGAATTTAATTTTGATAATTCTTTAGACTTTACATCTAGTATTTTTTGGTTAGATTCAATCTCGGCAAGTTCTTTGAGATTATCTTGTAATTTAATCTCAATATCTTCAAGTACAGATTTTTGTTCTTCAATCTTTGAAAGATTCTTATTTATTAATTTTTCTTTATGAGTATCACAAATATCCTGTTCGCATTGTGGACATGAAACCAATTCCCGATACTTCTTTATATTCTCATCAAATTCATTCAGATTTGTCTGGAACTTGGTCTTGAATAACTTTAACTTAGTAACACTAGAATTGACTGACTTATACTTGACCGTACTTTCAGAGACAGTTTCTATTTC